TGCCGTGACGTTCCATTCCTCTTGAAGGCCATTGTAGACGAATCTGTTTTTCGCTGAGAATCCGACCAGTCGTGCAGTCCCCGGCGGCCATCCAAGAAACGTGTCGGAATTCGTTGCACGCCGATATGCCGCAATCCCTGCCGTATTGATTGACAAAAACTTCCGCGTTATCACAACTACTTGATCGGCCACGTCCATCGAAAGCCCGTCAACAGGTTCGAGATTGACGGTCATAATCGCCCGCCCATTGATGTCTCGATCAATCGGTTCCGTCGTCTGCGAATCTGTCCACTCGACTTCGACAGCAGCTTCGTCGACTAAGCCACGATACGAAACTGTGACGACCCAAAATATCGGGCTAACTCGTTGCGGATCGACTTTTTCGCAATAGGAATTGATGCCTGTTGCGTGCTGATCTCCAATTCGTGGAATTCCGCTCGCCGCTACAATCGCGTCTTCTTCGTCGCCGATCTCGCAAAGTACCTGATAGCCTTCCGTGTTCGCCCACACCTGATCGATTGCCGACAGTTTCGCTGACGACAGCGAGCCGCCTGTTTTGCTCCACATTTTCGTAACGTCGATTACGCTCATTTCACCATCACCAGTTTAACCTCATCCTCCGGAGCAAACTGCGGAGTCTTTTTGTTGATCTGTCCCGTCTCTGTTGCTGTTGTGTTTGTTGATGCCATGATCTGCTGTAGTGACGCAACCGCACGCTCCCACAGTTCCTTCACACCATCAGATGATCCGCGTGTCAACAATCTGCTTTCGCTGGCTGTCAAGTTGCCTGATTGCGAACCGCCTTTTCCGCCAGACGTGCCCGCCGCTTCGTCAACGGTTTTCTTTACCTTCAAATCGATCTCTTTGTTGAACGCATCGCTGACGCCGTCCCCGGCTTGCAGCATCCGCTCTGCCATCTTGCGGCTGAATTCGTCCCCGAGATTTGCCCCGACCTGTCCGATCTTTTCAGACAGTTCTTTTTCGCGATCGGAGATTGTGCGGCCTGCGATGTCAGGAAGATCCGTTAGCGACGACTCGAACCCGTCGAGGAATGACCGCCCGCCGATTTCTCCGAGCTGTCCAAGTATGTCGGTTTCGCCCCAACTGGCGACGTATTCCCAAAGTGCAACGAACGCATCTTTTATCTTTGTGATTCTGTCCACAACGAATCGATAGGCCAGGTCAAGCCCGTCGCGAATGAGGTTTCCGAAGTTCTGCCCGAACCATTCCGCATACGCTGGAATTGCCACGGTCAAAGCGTGTTCAATCACTCCGACGAGTTGCAAAATCCATAGTTCCGACTGCGCAACAACTATTGCCCACACGCTGTCGAGATTCGTCAAGATGACCTCAAAGAACGTGAACGCCGCAACCATCATGTTGACGCCGTCAACAACTTTTTGCTGAACCCATTCCATGACCGGCCCGATGTTTGTGAGCACTTCCTCAGCGTACTCGACCGCTGGAATCAGCAGCGTTGAAAGTGATTCGTACAGTTTTGTCAGCCCGGCCGAAATCAGAATCCGCACCGGGGCAAGCAACGCCCCAACGGATTCCATCAAGTCGCCGAGTGCATTGTTTGCACGTTCTCCCATGCCTGCCACGCGATGCGAGGCGTCGGCTTTTGCTTCGAGTCCTTTAGCCGCCAACGCTGTGACCGCCGCAAGTTTCTCTTCATTCGTCGCCATGTCTCTAAGTTGTGGCAACGCTTTCTGGAGTCCGATGAAATTGCCTTCCTGTGCCTTTCGCATCATCTCCATGCCAGACTCTGCCGACGTGCCCATTGCTTCCCCGAGACCGATGGCCGCTTTCGCCATGTCGTCCAGGTCTTCAGTTGCCACGCCCATCATCTGAGCTTGCTTCATCATCGCGAGTGTCGCGTCATCTTCTGCACCGATCATCGATTGCATTGACGAAGCGAACTTTTGAAGACGTTCCGACTCAACCTCAACAGATGCGCCGTTAAGCCTCAGTGCCGTCTCAAGCCCTTTGACAGCTCCGGCAGATTCGTCATACGCTGCGTTGATTTTGTCGAGACCTGCAAGCAATGCCATCGCAGACTTAACGGAAGCATATGCCGCTGCAAGGCCGCCCGTAATCGTCGTAAGTAGCTTTGTTGATTTTCCTAGTGAATCTGTTTTCTTTTCTAATCGCTGCAAAGATTGCTCAACGGAAGACATCGCAGGCTTAGCCTGGTCTTTTCCGCCGATGACAAAATCAATGCCGTTGCTCATCCGTTACGCCTCTTTGATTGTTCGTCTTGTATTCTGTTTTCTTCAGACTTCAGAACGCTCCGCAACTCAAACCACCACGCTGACTGGTCAAGCAATCCACCGGCCACCGGCAGATGATGCTCACACGCTGAAACAACCTGAATGTCTGCTATCAATTCCGGCCCGATGAACTTTGACGGGCATTCCGTCAACGGAAAAAATCCCTGATTGCATTCCTCGCACCCGTCACCGTCACACGCCGGGCATTCAATTTCCGCTACCTGTTCTGCCGTGATTATTTCCCGACACTTTCCAACGCATGATTTGCACAACTCACCGCACCTTACGAGGGCGGCTACTCTGATTCTTTTTTTTCACTTGCCGACGCTTTACCAGCCCCTGAGACTGCCGAGAACACTTCCGCCAGTTCTTCCATGCTCAACACGTCACCAATTGCATCACGACTAAATTGGATGGCTTCGCCGTTCTGTCCTGTCATGTTCTCCCAGCCAGTCAAGCAAATCTCAGCCGCGTCCAGTGCCGCGTCAATCTTTTCGTCTGCTGACGCTGTCTGCATTCGAGCCATTGCCGCCATCAGTTTTCTCTGCTGATTGAGCGTCAACGTTCGTGCAAAGATACGCGGTTGTGTTTCGCGCGGCTTGTCAACATCGCAAGCGAGAACCATTGTGAGACGTGAAGACGGATCAAGAGAACGGGGCATAACTTCTTTCAATCAAAAGCAATAGTAAGTTCGGTGTCCACAGCACTTCCGGCAGTCGCCAGCCACGTCAGATCATCGGTCATCATATCGTTACGATTGCCCTGCTGTTTGTTTTCCAATTGTGCCTTCGGTGCAGCAATCACAATCGAAGCAAGTGCAACACCCACACGCATAGAAAACGCATGCGGCGTTGGTGTCAGCCACAACGATTCTCGATTCTGTGTCGCCACTAACTCCGATTCTGGATCTGCTGTAATGACTGGAGCGCGATTCGTGACGATTGCCGACTTAAATCCCGTGCGATCAGCCACGTCCACACACTCACGCATGATGACGCTGTTGCCCGCATCTACCTCGACGCTGGATGTACATAGATCGACAGAGTTCCAAGTCAGCACACCGGGCGAAAACCGCAGCGGTAGTGTCGTCGGGTATGTCGGGGCAACGATCGCTGTGTCTGTTTCGTTGGTCGAATACTTGCCAGTGAAGGTGAAGGTAATGAACGCAGTTTTTCCAGTCGGGCAACTGATCTTGAAAGTGCCCATTGCCCCCGACAGCATCGACCGCTTGCCGTCTTTGTAGTGTGCCAAGGTAATTGTCTTCACGCCGCCTGATCCCGGCCCGGAAGACACGGGAGAAAACGTGTTGGCAGTATCAACCCAGCCGCACGCCGGAAGCAACACGCTGGCCCATGTGGGAATCGTGGTGCCGTCATAGGCTAGATCGTGGACGATCGTGCAGGTGCCCATCATGCCCTCGGGGATGCCTGCCAGATAATTGAACCCGCCCTGCCCCTCGCGCCGCGTAACTGCAATTGTCGGTTGAATCATTACGTCGCGGGCATTGTACGCACCTTCGGCGGATGTAATTGTTTCCGCTGTACCGACTGTCGTTTCGACTTTGGCGGCAAATACTGAACGGCGTCGAAGTAATGGCATTGTGATTGCTTTCTATTTCGGAACTAATCCGTTTGCTCGCAGGACATTGAGATTGATTCGACGTTCCATTTGTGCCAGCATTTTTTGCTCGATGAATCCTGGCATTACAGCATCGTGTTTGTTTTTAACAAACGCTCCGGCTGCTGATACTGCCCTTAGTTTTGTGATTGGTAACCTTGCGGAACCAATCCGTTTGAACACCCCGCCGTGAAGTTTCGGTGCAAATGTTCCTGGCGA